GACTGTTTGGACTGGTGGGTCTTCAGGTTCTATAGATGTATCTAAAGTATGGCCCAATGGATACGATGAGATTGTAGCCCTATCTGCTCATAATGGATTCCTAGTTATCTTTGGTAAGGACGCTATCCTTATTTACGAAGGTGCTGATTCCCCTTCTACCATGACCTTGGCAGATACCATATCTAACATAGGCTGCGTATCTAGAGATGCCGTTGTATCTACTGGTAAAGACTTAATCTTTTTAGACCGCTCAGGCGTAAGAAGTCTTGCAAGAACCATTCAGGAAAAGTCCTCACCCATTGGGGATATATCTAAGAACGTCAATAATGACGTTAAGAATCTGGTAGCCAGTGAAACGGGTAATATCTCATTACATTATTCGCCTAAAGAAGCGTTTGTCCTTGTTAACTTTCCCGTCCTTCAAACGGTGTATGTCTTTGATACTAGGTTTCCTCTCCAAGATGGTTCGTATAGAGCAACCACTTGGTCTAGCATCGCACCACTATGTTTTACTAATCTGGTGGATGACACTATATATATTGGCAATGCAACTGGCATCGCTCAGTATGATACTTATCAGGACAACGCAGGTTCCTATCAGCTAAGTTACTTCTCCCATCCCTTATCTTTTGGGGATAGCTCCGTACTTAAGTTTCTAAAGAAAGTAAATTTAACCACCTTTGATGGGGCTGAGGCTACAGTTGTATTGAACTGGGCTTACGATTATTCCAACGCTTATAAGAAGCAGGCATACGTCTTACCTGCTAACAACGCTGCTCAATATAATATTTCTGAATACAACACTGAAGCTGAGTATTCTTCTTCATTAAGCCTAATTAACAGACAGAAGGTAAATACTTCTGGTTCTGGTGCTGTCGTATCCGTAGGAGTTGAGACTACGGTAGATGGTAAGTCTATAGCTATTCAACAATTTAATATTCATGCACTACTTGGAAGGATTGTCTAATGACTGATTACACGAAGACAACTAACTTTGCCGCCAAGGATGCCCTGGTGTCAGGCAATCCTGCTAAAGTGGTGAAGGGAACGGAAGTGAACACCGAATTTGATAACATAGCAACTGCGGTAGCTACTAAGGCTAATCTAGCTGGCCCGACATTTACGGGAACTACAACTGCTGCTGACCTCACAGTGTCAGGAACATTTACTGGCACTATTGATGGAGGGACTTACTAATGTCATTGCAACAACAACTAGCAAATTTTCTTGGTAGTCCTACTGCTGGACTTATAGGTGCTATAGGTCAAGGTGTTTTAACTGAACAAGGCATAAAAGACATAGGTCAAGCCCGTCAAGAAGCTAACATATTCTTTGGCGGTCAGCCTGATTTACCCACTTATGAAGGCGGTTTGTTAGGTGAGATAGAAAGACAGTCTCAATTCAAACCCTTTACTGTTACGGGTACGAATGTATTTGGTCAACCTGCCGCGGCTACTATCTCTCAAACAGGCACTGAGTTAGCCCTAAGTCCTGAAGAAGCACAGTTGCAAAGGTCTTTGACTGGATTTGGTCAGGGTGCTTTTGACTTCTTGTCTGACCCAATGGCTAGAGAAGCAGAACAAAGTGCTTTAATAGGTATGCTTACTCAAGACCCCGCGCAACGAGCGGCTAGGGAAGCGGATATATATTCAAGACTAGAAGCAGTGCAAGCCCCTGAAAGGGAAAGAGCCAGACTTCAGCTAGAAGAAAGACTCTTTGGTCAAGGTAGGGGTGGTGTCCGAACTTCTATGTTTGGTGGCACTCCTGAAGAACTAGCTTTAAATAAAGCCATAGAAGAACAACGTGCAGCATCTGCCGTATCTGCTATGGAACAGGCTCGTGCTGAACAAGCCCTACAATCTCAGCAGACTCTACAGGGTTTGGGTGAGTTTAGGGGTAGAATGGGACTATTGGGTCAGCTTGGTTTACAGGCTGTGCCAACTGCTTACACACCTCAACAGGAACTTTTGAGAACGCTTACACCTCAGTTAGAAGCTGCGCGTCTAGCCTCCTCCTTACAAGCTACTGGTTTGGGTCTTGGTGCTGGTATTGCTGAATCTGCTATAGAATCCCAGTTGGGATTTGAGGGTCTTAGAAATGCTTTAAGACAGCAGCAGTATCAAGGTCTGTTTGACTTGTTGAGGGGTCAGCAGCAACAACAGCAAACTACGCCAGCACAAGACGCTGCGTCATTATTTCGGCAGCTTTTAGAACAAGGTGTTGATGTATCTTGGGAACAAATTAAAGGTTTAGGATAATGGCTATTAACATACAATCTTTATTTAGCGACATTATTGAGACTCCTGCTCAACGTCAAGAACGTATGTTGACAGAAGGGATACTCAAAGGACGGGAGTTAACTGGCGGCCTTACAGGACTTGCTAGGACTCAAGCCCCTCTGGTATCTGCTTTAGCTATGCAAATGCCTCAAAGACAAGAAGCAATGCGTAGGGGTGTTGGTGGAATGCTGGGCCTAGACGTTAGAACTGAGTCTGAGAAGGTTCAGGAAGCTCTTAAGGGTGTAGACCCTAATGACCCACAAAGTCTTCTCCAAGCTGCACAAGCTGTAGGAAATCTAGGACTTGGTACTCAAGCTGCTCAGATGAGAACTATGGCTGCTGAAGCAACTAGGCAGAGACAAGCTGATTTGATGGCTCGTGAAAGATTTGAGCTTGAGCAAAAAGAAAGGGAAAAAACAATTGAGCTAAGAGAAGCTCAAACAAAGAGAGAAGGATTAAATTTTGAGCAACTTCAAAGAGAGGCTAATGAATATATAAGCAACGCGCCTTTACGACAAGAAAATTTAGAATTGCAACTTGAAGCTGCTAGGCTTAGCAATAGAGAGCTAGTGGAAAAGTTAAATAATCCAGAGTCAGGTGCTTTGTTTGAAAGAGATACTATTACCTTTGGTAACGGATTAAGCATTATGACCGATAGCCAAGGAAATAAAACTGTAAAAAATCTTCAAGGAGAAGTTCTTATAGGAGATGAAGCAACGCAAGCTGTAACAGAAGCAAGAGAGCAAGCAATCGCAGATGAGGCTGCAAAGTCAAGCGCAAGAAGAAGCGGCTCAAAATATGCTGATATTGCAGTGGCGGCATTAGATAACTCTGAAATACTAATAAAGCAGGTTGCAGGATTAAATAATGCCATACAGCGATTGGATGAAGGAGCAAAGGTTGGTTCATTAGATAGATTATTAGCTGCATTTGATATGCCAACAGCCGCACTGCAAACGCAACAAAGAGAATTGGGTCTTGGGGTCATAAGTAGCGTTACTTTTGGTGCTTTGAGTCAGGGAGAATTAGACTTGGCATTAAGCATCAATGCTCCAGAAACAAATGACGAAGCAGAGCTAAGAAACTGGTATGAAAGAAAAGCCGCAGCAACATTAAAATTAGCTCAAGCCGCAAAAGAGCAAGCAATTTATTTTAGTAGGCCAGGAGCAAGTATTGAAGGATGGTATGCGCTTCAAGATTCAATACGAGCAGAAAGAGAGCTTCTTGAGGAAAGCAATCAACCTTCAGATGAAGGAGACGCTGAAAGGAATAAGGCACTAAGAGATTTAGGGTTAAGTCAAGAAGAAACCGATTCTCCTAGAAGAAGACGTAGAGGCCCAAGGTAAATAGGAACATAAAATGGCTGAATCATTAAGAGATACATTAAGAAGCATTCCCGCTCAATATGTAGACCAAATTTCTACTAGCGACTTGATGGCAATCAGCGAAGACAGAATAGATGATGTTTCTACGTCTGCTCTTCAGATTATTGCAAAAGGAAAACAAGACCTAGGTTTAGGAGAATTGCTTGATATTCCTTTTTCTATTGGTGGCGCATTAGCAGGAGCTGCGGCAGGAACGGCTGTTGCTCCAGGAATTGGAACTATACTTGGCGGAATAGCAGGAGGCGCAGCAGGAACATATGCAGGAGAAGTTGCTGAAGACGTTATCGCTGATAGAGAGCTAAATTTAGGTTTCAGAAGAGGTGGGGCAGCAAGAGAGGCTGCCACTTCAGCTTTATTTGATACAGTTTTTCTTGGGGCTGGAAGAGGCATAAGAAGCTATAGAGCATATAGGGCTACTAATAGAAACTTGTCTGAGCTTGGAGAAGAATTTAAACCTGCTTTAGATTTGCAGGCTGCTGCCTATGACAGCCCAGAGGCATTGGTACAAGCTCAAGATATTATTT